TTGCGTTAGCGTTTGCTATCACTGAGGAAGCTATTGAAGACAACTTGTATGACAGACTTGCTTCTAGATATACAAAAGCTTTAGCAAGATCTATGGCTCAAACTAAACAAGTTAAAGCAGTAGCACCATTAAACAATGGTCTACCTGGTGGCTCTTTCACTTCTGGTGATGGTGTTACTTTGTTCAATACAGCTCACCCAACGCTTGCTGGAACTTTCCAGAACACGTTGACAACTGCGGCTGACTTAAACGAAACTTCATTAGAGCAATCAATGATTGACATTGCTGCACTTACTGATGAAAGAGGTTTAAAAATTGCTGCTAAAGCTACAAAGATGATCATTCCATCTGCGCTACAATTCACAGCTGAAAGACTTATGGCTTCTGCTGGTAGAGTTGGAACTGCTGATAATGATATCAACGCACTTAGATCTATGGGGATGATTCCTCAAGGATACTCTGTTAATAATTTTTTAACAGACACAGATGCGTTCTATATCTTAACAGACGTGCCTAATGGTATGAAACATTTCGAAAGAACTCCTCTATCTACTAAGATGGAAGGTGACTTCGATACTGGTAATGTAAGATACAAAGCTAGAGAAAGATACGTATTTGGTGTATCTGACCCTAGAGGTATTTTTGCTTCACCAGGAGCATAATCATTAAATTTTTGTGGCGGGACACAGTCCTGCCACAATTAACAAATAGAAAGACAAAACCATGAAAAAACTTCTCATCAACATCTGGGCCTATAATCATCACGCTAAATTTACCATATTAGCTGAAGATAGTGCTAAAGGCGTAGAAGAGGCTATACTTGACAAACTTGGAGAAAAGAGTATAAAGTGGGAAGATCTTGGAGTCAGTTATGATGACAAGATAAACAGAATAACTTTTGAAGAGGTTATAGATGATACAAGACCTATACAAACAAAAAAGGTCCTTGGAGTTGAAGTGGGAACAGGAGCATCTGGACAATAACAGATACACTCTTGAAATGGTAAGAATCGATGACAAAGTTAAAGAAGTCATTACAAAGATTAAGCTAGAAGAAGCAGCTATCGCCCACAGACAGAACACTATAGAAGGTTCTACTCCAGAAGTTTCAGTAGCTACTTAATAAAAAGCTACATCGTTGGAAAAATCCACTCCACACTACAGGCTCTCTTGCACTCTACTAAAAAATAACATATAATATTTACACTATACATTTAATAAATGATGAATGCTGACGCGTATAGTCGACAACCCTAGGGACAGTATTCTGATATCTAGGAGGATATTAACATGGCAAATACTACATTTACAGGACCAGTCCGATCGGAAAATGGTTTTGAAGATATAACTAAAAACGCAACTACAGGTGCAGTCACATCTAATGCAGCTTATGGAAAAGCTATTAGAGGTGGTGTTCAATCTTTATCAGGAGCAGGTGCAGTTGATTTAACTAACCTAATAACTGAAGTAACTACTACTGGAGCTGATGCATTGACTTTAGCTGATGGAACAACTTCAGGACAAGTTAAAATAGTTACTATGATTGTTGATGGTGGAGACGGAACTTTAACTCCAACTACTTTTGCAAACGGAACGACAATTACGTTCGACGCAGTAGCTGAATCAGTTACTCTAGTTTGGAATAGTACTATTGGTTGGGTTGCAACTTCAGTTCAAGGCGCAACAATAGCGTAATAAATAATTAGTGTGGGGCTTTGGCCCCACATAAAATATAAGGAGAAAAATTATGTCAATAGGCGGAGGCGGATCATTTTCAAGTGATCAAACAACGTTACAAAAAGATGCTGGTGCTATATCATTGTTAAGAGCAGGTAGAGCTAGAGTTACTTCTATTCAAGGCAGAGGTGAAGCAGGTTCAGTTCTAACTTTACATGACTCAGCTACTACAGGTGGTGCAGGCGCGGGTAACTTAATGGCAACTTTTAAATATGATACTGAAGGTTTAGCAGTTTATGTTCCTGGTTCTGGAATTCTTTTTAAAGATGGAATTTGTGCAACTTTAACACAAACAGCAGGATCTGACGGAAGCGTTACGTTAACTATCACAGGAGCGTAGTATGTCTAACACTACCTCTGGTTCTTATGTTTTTGATAAGAACCTCGGAATCGATGAAATTATTGAAGATGCATACGAACGTATCGGTATGCAAGGTGTTTCTGGTTATCAATTAAAAACTGCAAAAAGATCTTTAAATATTTTATTTTCTGAATGGGGCAACAGAGGTCTACATTTTTGGGAAGTTAAAAATCAAAATATTACACTAGTTGATGGACAAGCAGTCTATACTTTTTTTAGATCACCATCTGACGGAGCTTCAGATGGTATTAGCACAACTTTATCTGCTGGAATAAATGCTACAGATACAACTATACCGGTTGCCTCTGTTACAGGAATGCCTACAGTAGGTGGCACTCTTACGATTGGAACCGAACAAATCTCTTATACCGGAATTTCTTCTTTAAATATTACTGGATGTACTAGAGGAATTAACGGAAGCACTGCCGCCACTCACAGTAGCGGTGATGCAGTTTTACAATTTCCAAATGGTATGACAGATATACAGGAGTTAAATTATAGAGTTGCATCTACAAATGTAGATACACCAATGACAAAAATTAGTAGATCACAGTATCAAGGATTTTCTAATAAAACTTCAAAAGGTTTACCCACACAATATTGGGTTCAAAGATTTATAGATAAGGTTACAGTTACTCTATACCTAACACCAGGTACTTCACAAGCTGGTGATTTTATAAATTTTTATTATACAAAAAGAATTGATGATGTGGGAGCTTACACTAATGCAACTGACGTGCCGTATAGATTTGTTCCATGCATGATTGCAGGGTTAGCATATTACTTAGCTGTAAAATATGCACCACAAAGAGTTCAAGAATTAAAAATGTTATATGAAGATGAATTATTAAGAGCAGAAGATGAAGATGGTTCTTCTAACTCTACATACATTTCTCCAAAAATATATTACCCAGGTATTGGTTAATGACTACTTTTGCACAAGGTAAATATGCTTTAGCTATTTCAGATAGATCAGGCATGGCATTTCCATATAATGAAATGGTTAGAGAATGGAATGGTGCTTTAGTTCATATTTCAGAGTACGAACCTAAACAACCACAATTAGATCCTAAACCAACAAGTGCAGACCCACAAGCTTTACAAAGAGCAAGAACTGCTAGAACAGAATTTCCAACAGAAGATTTTTTACCTGAAAATCCTTTTGTAACTGCATCTAATACTACATTAAAAATTAATTTTCCAAACGGTGATTTACAAGTAAATGATTTTGTAAGATTTAGAAATGTTAAATTACCGGTAGGTGGTGTAGCAATTTCAACATTACAAATGTCTACTACTTTAAATGGAGCAATAACAGATAGTGTTACTACAATTGATTTAACAGATGGATCACAATTCCCTACTTCCGGTTTTATTATGATAGAAAAAGTTTTAACTTCTTCTGATACAACAGATCCACTTCTTGTTGGAACATACCAAAATGAAGTTATACAATACACAGGAAGATCTACAAATCAATTAACAGGATGCACTAGAGGAACAAGTGCACCTTACAGAGGAGAGTCTCCTCTACCTACAGTCGCTGGATCTCATTCTAATTTAGCAAAAGTTTTTGGTTGTTATAAAGTTGTTTCTTTGAATGAAACATCTATACCAAGCACAGGTCAACCATCTACAACCACACAATTTGATGGCATAAATGTTACGTTAACTAACACTGCATCAAGCACAGAAACAGGAGGCGGTTTTCAGTGTACAATTGGACCCGTTAATGATAGAGCTTAATTATGTCAGGAATTTCAAAATACACATACACTACATTAAAGCAAGCAATTCAAGATTACACTGAAGTAAGTTCAGATGTTCTAACTACGACAATTTTAGATGGAATTATTATGGCTGCTGAAATGAGAATTAATCAAGAGCTTCCAATGGATTCAGATAGATTTGTTCAAGAAGGTACTTTAGTTGCAAATGATAACACAATTAATGCGCCTGCAGGAACTTTATTTATTAGAGGTATTGAAGTATTTAATTCTACTGCAAATACTGAAGGTAATGGAACATGGTTAGAGAAAAAAGATCAAACATACTTATCAGAGTTTGTAGATAGAAAATTTGGACCACAAGGAGAGATACAAGCTCCTACAGACACAACTAATTCAGTAACAGGTTTTCCTAAGTATTATGCCATGTTTGGCGGAGCAACAAGTAATACTACAACCACTTCAGGGGGTATGTATTTAGCACCGACACCAGATGCAAACTATATGTTTAGAGTATATTATAACAAATATCCTACAGGATTAGGTTCTGGATCAGACGGAACAGCAGAGACTTATTTAAGCACTTATTTTCCACAAGGTCTTTTATATGCTTGTTTAGTAGAAGCATATGGATTTTTAAAAGGTCCAATAGATATGTTGACACTATACGAAAATAAGTATAAAAATGCAGTACAACAGTTCGCAGGAATGCAACTGGGTAGACGAAGACGAGACGACTACACTGACGGAACAGTTAGAATACAAGTTAAGTCACCGTCTCCATAAATAAGGAGAAAAAATTATGGCAATAACATCGGCAATATGTAACAGTTTTAAAAACGAACTTATGACTGCGACACACAACTTTACTGCGTCTTCAGGGAATACATTTAAAATTGCACTATACACAAGTTCAGCTACTTTAGGTGCATCGACTACGGCTTACAGCGCAACAAATGAAATCGCTAATACTTCTGGATCTGCTTACACAGCAGGCGGAAAAGCTTTAACAAACATTACTCCATCTTTAGATGGGTCAACAGCTTGTGCTGATTTTGATGACGTTAGTTTTACTTCAGCTTCATTCACAGCTAACGGATGTTTGATTTACAATGACACTGCATCAGGTGATCCTGCAGTTTGTGCAGTAGCTTTTGGTGGAGACAAAACGGTTTCAAGCGGAACATTTACTATTCAATTTCCTGCTAAAGCAGCAGCAACAGCTATAGTTAGAATAGCATAAGGAGAATCTCCTTATGTCGGTAACCCGAACATTTACAGTAACGGTTGTTAGCACCGACAGTGGAAATAAATATTTTATTGATGGCGTACAACAAGCTACAATAAATATTGCTGAGAATGGTACATACAAATTTGATCAATCTGATTCATCAAACAATAGCCACCCATTAAGATTTTCAACAACAAGTAACGGTACATGGGGTGGTGGTTCTGAATACACAACTGGTGTAACCACATATGGTACTCCTGGTTATGCAGGAGCTTATACACAAATTACAGTCGCTGAAAGCGCACCCACTCTTTATTACTATTGTACAAACCACTCTGGAATGGGTGGTCAGGCAAATACAGTTGATGATAACACTTGGGGAATGTGGGCATGGAGCACTAATGAATGGGGTGATCAAGGTCCTATAGAAATAACTTTAAGTGGGCAATCAGCAACTTCAAGTGTGGGAAGTGTTGAAGGTTCACCAAGTATTACTGTTTCACTAACAGCTCCGACAAATTTATCAACTTCAACTGGGTCTGTAGGTTTTGATTTAACTTCTATTGTATCTTTAACTGCACCATCAACATTAACATCTGCCGTTGGTGCGATAGAGGCAGAAAACGCAGAAGGTTGGGGTAGACAAGAATTTGGAAACTCTGGTTGGGGTGTTGATTATGCGGTTAGAATTGGAACAACAGGTGATACTCCTGCAGGATTAACATCTTCATTAGGTTCACTTACTGCAGAAGCATTTTTAGATGTTCCTATAACTGCTCCTTCAAATCAAGGTGCGTCTGCTGTTGGATCTATAAACACAGATGAATTTTTAAATGTATTAATAACAGCTCCAAGTCAAATGACTTCTCAAGTTGGAGACTTTGATAATGCCGGTACGTTAGTTGGTTGGGGTAGAAATGGTTGGGGTGAAGAACCTTATGGAGACTCATTTAATAAATTAGTTCAATTAACTGCATTACCAGTAGCAACAGCAAGTGTTGGATCTTTGTTACCTGCGGATGTTGTGGGATTAACCGGTGTATCTTCAACAGCAAGTGTTGGAGATATTTCTCCTGCAGATGTTATGGGACTAACTGGTGTATCTGCAACAACAGGTGTTGGAGAAATTGTAATTGGCGAAGGGGCTCCATTAACCGGTGTATCTGCAACAGCGAGTGTTGGAGATATTTCTCCTGCAGATGTCGAAGGGTTAACAGGGGTTGAAGCGACAGCAAGTGTTGGAAGTTTAGACGTAACCGAAGCACAAATAGTTATAATAGGTTCTGATGGTGTAACAACACCGGCTATTTTAAACTCTTCAGTTGGTGCTATTTCTCCTTCAGATGCTGTAGGATTAACCGGTGTATCTTCAACAGCAAGTGTTGGAGCTATTTCGCCTGCAGAAGTTGTAGGACTAACAGGGGTTGAAGCAACTGCAGAAGTAGGTACAACAGGCTTTGGAACATTAGCATACAAAGATATTGACATAACAGGTAATACATCTTATACAGATGTAACGCACGTAGCTTAGGAGAAAAAATTATGGCATCAACATACACAGATCTAGGTATAGAATTAATGGCAACCGGTGAAAATGCCGGTACTTGGGGAACAAAAACAAATTCAAATTTAAGCCTTATTGAGCAACTTACAGGCGGTCACTTATCAATATCCATTGCTGGTGGTGCACAAACTACAGCTTTAGATATAGATAACGGTGCTTTAACAGGTACTGCTCAACAAAGGGTATTAGACTTAACAGGAACAATTACAGGAAATCAAATTGTAACATTTCCTTTACTTACAGAAACTTTTTATTTTATAAAAAATAGCACATCAGGTGCTTATACAGTTCAATTAAAAGCCGCTTCAGGTTCAGGTGCAACTGTTACTTTTGCAACAACTGATAAAGGTTGGAAAATTATTTATCTTGATGGTGTTGCAACTAACACAGGTGTGTATGAGATTTCACCGGTAAACGCTACACTTACTGCGATAGGTGCTTTAACACCAACTGACAGTAATATAATTGTTGGTAATGGTTCAACATGGGTTGCAGAAACTGGGGCTACTGCTAGAACTTCTCTTGGTGTATCAATTGGAAGTGACGTACAAGCTTATGATGCACAATTAGCAGATGTTGCAGGTTTAGCTGTAACTGATGGAGGTTTTATTGTTGGAAATGGTTCTAATTTTGTTTTAGAAACTGGTGCTACTGCAAGAGCTTCTTTAGCATTAGACACAGGTAACGATGTACAATTTGATAGTTTTGGAGTTGGAACCGCAGCTTCAGGGACTACAGGAGAAATAAGAGCTACAAATGATGTAACTGCTTTTTATTCTTCAGACGTTGCACTTAAAGAAAATATTACAAATATACCAGACCCGATAGAGTCTTTAAAAAAATTAAACGGCGTTCTATTTGATTGGAAAAAAGAATATATTGATCAAAGAGGTGGTGAAGATGGATATTTTGTTAGAAAAAAAGATGTGGGTGTTATTGCACAAGAGGTAGAAAAAGTTTTACCAGAGGCTGTTGCTGAAAGACCCGATGGTATTAAAGCTGTCAAATACGACAGATTAACTTGTTTACTTATTGAGGCAGTGAAAAAACTTTCAGCGCAAGTAGAAGTTTTAAGTAAGAAGGAGAGTTAACATGCCTATCCCATCAACTAATACAGGATTATCAGATATTCAAACTGAATTCGGCGGATGTAATCCAATTGAACTTACCGAATATTATTCAAACGGACCTTTAGTTCCTTCAGCTGCACCTGCTCCAAATGGACCTATTCCTACAAGTGGTCAAATATCAATTGGACAATTTAGAGGAGCTGAAAATTTAAGTTTTATACAAGCTACAGGTGGAACTGTAACTACATGTGGAGATTACAAAATTCATACATTTACAGGCGGAGGTACTTTTTGTGTTTCTGCTATTGGATCTAATCCATCGTGCAATGCTGTTAGCTGGATGGTAGTCGCTGGTGGCGCGTCCGGTGGAGGCCGTTGGGGCG